TAATGTAGGTGTCATCGCCTTAGAAGAAACCTTCAACAGAACAGTTGATGGTATCCTATCTATTGAGGCTAATGCCAAACTACATATCGATAGAATAAGAGATTCATTTACTGAGGATGAGCTAGATAATTTCTTTGATATAATGTATGACAAGGATAACTTCAACCGTGTTTGGATTCATGCACACTTCGGAGCCAATGACATCGAAGCTATCTTTAGTAAGCTACGGTTTATGATTATAGGTTGCGACTGTAAGTGGGTAGTGATTGATCACCTGCATATGCTTGTGTCTACATCAGCTGAAGGTGACGAGAGGCGTACTATTGACGCTATCATGCACCGCTTAAGAACCCTTGTAGAAGAAACAGGGGCTGGTATTATTCTTGTGTCGCACCTTCGTCGAATAGATGGTAACAAAGGACATGAGAATGGCATCGAGACAGGGTTGAATCACTTGCGAGGATCTCAAAGCATCGCCCAGTTATCCGACTGTGTTATTTCACTAGAGAGAAACCAGCAGTCTGATGATCCCATTGAAGCTTCTACTACCCGTGTCCGTGTACTGAAGTCTAGATACACTGGCGATGTTGGTATAGCTACACACTTGAAGTTCGACGATGATACTGGTAGGCTACAGGAGATGGACATGAGTGACATACAGGTATCTAAAGAAGATGACTTAGTATCATTGGGGTTTGAATGAAATGACAAGACTTGTTTTTGATGTCGAGACTGACGGTTTAGATGCTACAAAGATATGGTGTATTGTAGCGCAGGATGTAGATACTAAAACCATCTACACCTATGGGCCTAATCAGTTAGAAGAAGGATGTGATCTGCTTGAGAGTGCAGATGATTTAGTCGGTCATAACATTATAGGTTTTGATATCCCTGTTATTCAACGGCTAATGAATAGACCTGACTTCAGCAAAGATAAAAATATAATAGATACCTTAGTACTGTCTAGGTTGTTTAACCCAACCCGTGATGGTGGTCATGGTCTTTCTCGTTGGGGACAGTTATTAAACTTTCCTAAGATTGCTTTCAAAGAGTTTGATGCTTACAGTAATGAGATGCTTACTTATTGTATACGAGATGTGGAGCTGAACACTGCTGCATATTTTAAACTCAGAGAAGAGAGTCGTGGCTTCTCACTTGAATCAATTAAACTTGAGCAAGACATAGCATTTATCATGAAGACACAGGAAGAGCATGGCTTCTACTTTGATTTTAAAAAGGCAGAGCTTCTTCTTGCTGAGATACGAGAAAGGATGCAGGTAGTAGAGCAAGAGGTCACTAATGTATTTCACCCTAAGATAACCAAACTAAAACTGTTCCCTCGTTATACCAAGTCTAGTAGCATTTCAAAGATTGCAGAAGATTCTGAGGGTAAGGGTGTAAGGTTAACGGAGGAAGAGTACGCCTTGTTCCACGAAAAGAATCATGCTTATCCTTTAAGTATTACAAGGACAACATCGATTGAGCTTAATCTTGGATCGAGGTTACAGATTGGTGAGTACTTACAAGACTTCGGCTGGAAGCCCACTGAGTTTACTGTTAATGATAGACCAGTAGTTAACGAGAAAACACTGAGTCAGATAAAAGGTATACCAGAGGCTGAGCTTATCAAAGAATTCTTTCTGCTTCAAAAGAGAGAAGGTCAGATAAAGTCTTGGCTAAAGTTCCTTGGCGATGACAATAGAGTACACGGGTTTGTTATAGCGAATGGAACTATCACAGGACGTATGTCACATCTAAGTCCCAACATGGCACAGGTTCCTAATGCTGGTTCAAAGTATGGAGAAGAATGTAGATCATGCTGGACTGTACCCAAAGGATATAAATTAGTAGGTATAGATGCCAGTGGCTTAGAGTTAAGGATGCTGGCTCACTACATGGACGACAAGGAGTACACAAATGAAATCATTAACGGCGACATACATACCACTAATCAAAAACTTGCAGGACTTGAATCAAGAAATCAGGCTAAGACTTTCATCTATGCACTCTTATACGGAGCAGGAGATGCTAAGCTTGGAAGCGTGGCTGGAGGAGGTGCAAAAACTGGAGCAGACCTTAGAAAATCATTCTTTGATAATCTCCCATCATTTGCACATCTTAAAGATAAAGTTAGCAGAGCAGCATCAAAAGGTCATTTAAAAAGTTTAGATGGTCGTAAGATTTATATCCGTAGTGAACACGCAGCACTTAACTCTTTGCTACAGGGAGCAGGTGCCATCACTATGAAGAAAGCATTGGTTATCTTAGCTGATAAGATTAAAGATATAGATGCTCACTTCGTAGCTAATGTACATGATGAGTGGCAGATCGAGGTTATAGCTGAACATGCTGAGCTAGTAGGTAAGCTAGGTGTAGAGGCTATCATCGAAGCTGGTAAAGTTCTTAAACTTAATTGCCCACTTGATGGGGAATACAAGGTAGGAGATAACTGGAGTGAAACACACTAACGTGAAAGAGATTAACCCTAAGACAGGTAAGCCTTATTACTATAAAGATAACCCGGCTGCTGTAAAGCTACGTGATTCTAAGAGGATGTACTTGAATGGCAAGGAAGTTTCTAAGAGTCATACCCTACATAAATCAGGGCGCTATAAATCATTTCAAGAAGCTGCCTTCTCATCTCTTCCTAAGTACACACTAACGAAGGAAGGTTATGTTTACATCTTATCTAACCCAGCATGGGAAGGGTGGTACAAGGTAGGTATGGCTGCTGACATTAACGATAGAGTAAATAGCTACCAGACATCAAGTCCACTACGCGACTACTATCTAGAGCATTACATTGTCACATCCGACAGGCGAGCAGCAGAGAAAAAGATACACGATAAACTTATAAAAATATCTAAAGGTGTAGCGGGTGAGTGGTTTGACGTGTTACTATCAGAAGCAATTAATGTTTTAACTAAACACACAGACGAGATACAAGATGACGACGAAGAAGAAAATAAACAACTCAAGCTTGAGCTTAGATACTCTAGTAACTGACATATATAAATCATTATCAAACTTATCAAAGGGTAAGGCTCTTAAGATAGCTGATAAAGATATAGAAGATTTCGGAGAGAGTGTAAAGAAGGCTGTTAAAAGCTGGGCATCTCCGCACAAGCAGTCAACTGGTTTAAGAATGTCTAACATAGGACACCCGGCAAGGAAGCTGTGGTATGAGTCTAGAGTATCGTTAGCAGATAAATCAAAGCACATACCAAATGAAGCTACACAGATTAAGTTTCTGTATGGACATCTGCTAGAAGAGTTGTTAGTCTTATTCATTAAGATGTCAGGACATGCGATAACTGATCAACAGAAAGAAGTAACTGTTAACGGTATCGTTGGTCACATGGACTGTAAGATAGATGGTGAGGTTGTAGATATTAAAACAGCATCTAACTTTGCATTTAAAAAGTTCAGTACTGGCTCGTTAGTTGACGATGACCCTTTCGGATATATCGCACAGTTAGCAGCTTATGAAACTGCTGAAGGTACAGAGGATGGTGGTTTCTTAGCAATCAATAAAGAGTCAGGTGAGCTGGCTTTATTCAGACCGGGGCCTTTCTCAAAGCCTAACATTAGTAAGCACATAGATAACCTTAGAGTATCAATAAAAAAAGAAACACCTCCTGATAGATGCTATGAAGATATAGCTGATGGCGTTAAAGGCAACAAGCGATTAGCTTCAGGCTGTACCTATTGTTCTTTTAAAAACAAATGCTGGGCAGATGCTAACAACGGTAAAGGCTTAAGAGCTTTTAAATATTCTACAGGTTTAAAATATTTTACAAGGGTAATTGCTACACCTAAAGTTGAGGAAATTTATATATGAATGGTCGTGTCGCTAAAAGAATTCACAATCAATCAAAAGCTATTGCAACAGAGTGGCTGAAGTCTATGCTCTCTGATACAGAAGCTGCTAAGGTTACTGTTAATAATCTACCTAAGACTAACGCTTACTCTTATTTAAACGGTACAGCTTACTCAATGCCTTATTCTTTGAAAGGTTCTTCGCGTATTATAAAGATGATTATTAAACGCAACCCACTTACACTCATTGAAAATATAACTGCTGCTACAATTTCAGAGTATATAAGAGCTACTAAAAGATCATGATAGTAGAAAACCAACCAGAAGATATGATACTTATGCTTGCTAATTTCTTTGTAGTTGAGAAATCTACAATGAGAGAAGTACCCATTGAGATTGTACAACAGCTACTCGTACTGTTAGAATTAGAACTCATTAAACGGAAAGGCGCTATTCACTAATGAGCAGAAAACCTAGAAAAGTTAGACCAGTAGATCCTGATAAACCCAGTGACTACGATTCAAAATGGGAAAAAACCCTACATAATACTATCTTAAAGGATTGGATACACCACGATGACACTGTTCCTTACACAGTAAATCACGTATACCACCCTGATTTTGTACGTGTGATAAAACGTAAGAAGATTTTATTAGAATCTAAGGGACGCTTCTGGGACTATGCTGAGTTTAGTAAGTACATATGGATTAGAAAAGCTTTGCCTGATGACATAGAGTTAGTGTTCTTATTTGCAAACTCATCAGCCCCTATGCCACAGGCTAAGCGTAGGAAAGATGGTACAAAACGTAGCCACGGTGAATGGGCTACAGATAATAACTTTAGATGGTATACCGAAGAAACATTACCTGACTCATGGAGAAGCGAGTATGAAGAAGAACAGGCTGAATGACATCGTACCTGAACAATGGGACTCAGCGTGGAAGGCTAGTTACAAAAGTAATTTAATAGATAACACCGTAGAAGATTTAATAACTTACGATGTTGTTGCTAAGCCTAAGCATTACAATTCTGGGGAAGTAGAATGTATTGTTGCTATGCAATCTATGTTAACTCCAGAAGAGTTCAGAGGTTATCTACGTGGCAACTCTTTTAAATATAGATGGCGTTACCCTAATAAAAATGGTATAGAGGATATTTCAAAAGCTGAATGGTACGAGAAAAAACTAAGAAAGGTTTTAGAGAGCGATGGACAATAACTATTTAGATACTAAAGCAGAACGTCGCAGTAGATATAACAAAAAAGTTAAGTCTAAAGGCGTTAAGAAAGAAAGGAATATTAAAAAGGCTTTAGAAAAAGAACTGCGAAAGTTAGAATCTGAAGAGGCTTTGAAATGAAAATCTTGTATAAGCTGCTTAGCTATCTTAATGGTATTGTGCTAGGAATAGCTGCATTAATAGCAGCACCTATGCTTATAGTCATGTTTTTAAATGTTGTGATTTTTAGATACTTGAGAGATAAACCTATGGATAAAGAAGAGTTTAAAAATTACTGCTGGACTATGTACGTTCTTAACTGTACAGAGAGATCAGAAGAAGGGGAAGGGCTAATTACTTTTCTAGAGTACAGAGAAAAGAATGAAGACTTTCTTAAAGCTAAATATGAGAGGATTTTAAAAAATGAATTTCAATGAATATCAAGATAAGGCAGAAACATTTGCAAGTTATGATAATGTTTTCTACCCCTATGCAAGTCTTATGATAGAAACATCAGAGCTTGTTGATATCTTTGTAAAGCCTTTACTACGTGGCGATGTTAAAACTATTGTAAGAGAAGATGTTATTGCTGAAGCAGGTGATGTACTATGGAATCTTGCAGTGCTTTTAAAGAAAAACAGTATTGAACTAGAAGAAGTTGCAATATATAATATAGAAAAATTAACAGGTCGCCTTGAGAGAGGCACCATCAGAGGTGACGGAGACAAACGATAATGGATAACTACAGTAAATTTATAGCAGCGAGTCGTTATGCTCGTTGGCAAGATGATAAGAGTAGGCGTGAGACATGGGAAGAAACAGCCCAGCGTTATGTAGCCTATTGGGGCAACAAGATTGGTAACGAAGAAAAGCAGAAGATCACAGACGCTATTGTTAATCTAGAAGTAATGCCTTCTATGCGCTGTGTTATGACAGCAGGGCCAGCATTAGACAGGGACAACGTAGCAGGTTTCAACTGCTCCTACCTGCCTATTGATCACCCTAAAGCATTCGATGAGCTTATGTACATCCTTATGTGT